ATTTTTAACTTTAACTTAGTTATTTGTTTTTTATCTATACCATACTTTTCACAAATATACTTTATATTTTCTCTACCTTCTTTTGTTGCATAAAGTATTTCACAATAATCTTCTGCTTCTCTAATTGAACAATTGAAATCTTGTTTTAATAAATCAACTAAAAAAGATTCATACTTATCAGATTTTTTTCCTTTTGTGTATTTTAAAAAATATCTACCCTTTGGAATCAATCCTATTAAAGCAAGGTATAGTTGTTTAGGTTCTAATACTTGTGTATAGGGCTGTATCTCTGAAAGAACTTCTATCCAATCAGGATTCATAGAAAGAAAACGATGAACCATATAATTACTCCATGTTTTCTTATCATCATCTTCAAGTTTATCCCAATACTTAGGGTCTTGAAATTGTGTTACTGCTTTTATATGGTCAAATAAAGATTTAGCCATTTTGTTTTAGTTCGTTTGGTAATAATTCTTGATTGATTTCACCACAATCACCACAAAGATACAATTCTACTGGTATGATTGCATCATTTTTTGTACCTGTAACTATCTTAGAAATCTTTAAGAACTTAGTACCTGGTATAAACACAGTACCACCACATTCTTGACATTTCATTTCTGTTGCCTTAGATAAATCTATCTTAGGTTGTTGTGGAGGAAGTCCACCATTATCATTCATTCCTATAATTTTTGCCATAGTTTATTTATTTTTAATTTTATTAATAACTTTCTTTTCATTATCCTTACCAATCTTTTCTGCCTTCTTTAACTCTTCATCTGTAATTTGTTTACCTTGTTGTGCCAATGTTAATGAAGCGTATCTTTTGGTATGATAAGAACTAAGAGGTTTTGTGAATTGTTTAAGGTATTCTGATTTTGAATCTAAATATTCTAAGAATCCTTCAAAATCTACTTTACCTAGGTCATCTAACTCCTCTTCACTAAGAGGATTATTTGGGTCGTATTTATAAGGTTGATACATAATATATTCTATTTACTATGTAAATATACGAAAAAAATACCAATTATACAAGCAATTTTGATAAAACTTTTGTTACTATTTCTTTGGTATTTCCAAATTCATATGCAATTGATTTACCATTTTTGAAAGCAACTAACATTGGTATATCTGTTAAATCAACTAACTTTCTACTTTTTGGTGCATTATCAGGATTAATATACACAAATGGTATTTCTTTATGTTCATTCGAAACTCTTTCAAACTCTGGTTTAAGAACATCACAATATCCACACCAATCAGTACCAAACATTACCATAAGTTTAGGCTGTGTTCTTAATAGTACATCAAGTGAATCTGTTTCTACTTTTATCATAGTAAAGGGCCTGCACTACCACATTTGATTGCAGCTTTCATTCGTTGTTCTTCTAACCAAGTTAGATAGTTCCAAAGTTTCTTTAATTTCTTTATCATAATATACCAACTATTTGAATTATACAACTCATAAAGGTAATTTCTTTATCTACTACCAATGCATCTTTGTGTTGTGATTCTGATAAAATTAGAATTATATTAGATGTATTTGAACCACCATATTCATCTACCTTTTCATATAAGAATGTATAAAGTTCTGTGAAATCTTGTGTACGAGAATCAGCAACTGCTTGTCTAATATTTTTCCACTTGTTAGGTTTGGAATCATTTCCTTTAATAATATCAACTACCTTTGATTTTAAATCAGAATCAATTACAGAGGTTGTATCGAGTTTTAATTTTCCCTTAGATGAATTTAACTGACAAGTATTGATAATCTTTCTAATATCAGGATATGAAGAATCAATGATAGGTACAAGGTCTTTTGGTTCGAATCCTACTGCCTCTCTACCTAAAATCTGTGATATTTGGATTGCAACATCTTTTTTAGTTGGAGGTACAATCTGAAACTCTTGTGTTCTACTTCTAATTGGTGAGATTACTTTCTCAACATAATTACAAGTTAGGATAAATCTACAATGTCTTGAAAACGTTTCCATCAAGTTTCTCAAGATTGCCTGTGCATTTGGTGTCATATAATCAAACTCATCAAGTATGATTATTTTCATATCTTTGAAACCAACAGTTGAAGCAAAACCTTTTACTTTGTTTCTAACAGTATCTACATTGTTTTCATCAGATGCATTTATAATGATATGGTCACAATCAATTGAATTTACAATTAACTTTGCTAGAGTTGTTTTACCTGTACCTGCTTTACCAAAGAATAAAAGATGAGGGATTTCTCCACTTTCAAGATAATCCTTTACCTTATCCTTTAAATGTTCATTACCAACATACTCTGTTAGTTTAGAAGGTCTATACTTCTCTACCCATAGAGAGTTGTTTACCTTCTTAGTTGTTTTATTATCCTCGAAAAATGCCATTTATTAAAATGTAGAGTTTTTTACTTCTTTACAAAAAGAACTTAATTTTTCTAATTTAGTAATGATAGATTGTTTTCTATTTTCATCAATACCTCTTTTTGATTCTTCATTTAATTCATTGATGATATCACCTAATGATGAAGCCACCACGACTAATCCATCCTCTTTTGAGTTAAGATAATGTTCAGCTATTCTGAACTTGTTTGCTATTTCTTGTAAGTTTGCCATTGTAATATAATTTTTGTTTATACAAATATACGAAATTTATTTGGACTTTCCTAATAATTTCATAATTTTTTTTACTGTTTTATCTCCTACTTTAATTGTATGATAGGAAATTTCATTTTCGTCTAATACTTTTTTACACAATTTATCTATATCTAGTGATTGCTGATAATCTTGGAATCGTTCATCATCATTGTGTACTGTTTCACCTCGTTCTAATAAGATATTGATACAATCATATTTTTTATGTAAATCAATAACTAAATTATGGAAAGGTTCTCCATAAAATTCAGCAGGATATCCTTCTGTATAGTACTGATGATAAATAGTAGAAAATAAAATAGGTGAATCAATCACTATATAATCTACTTTACCATAACATTCTGCTATTCCTCTATGTTGATTAGCAAATACATAAAGTTGGTCTGATATCGCTGGTATGTTGTGGTCCCATGCCAATCTCTTTGGAAATTCATATGGGTTATTACAACTGATATGTTGTTTCTTTAGTTTGTAGGTGATACCATTTGCTATTGAAGATTTACCAATACCTGGTCCACCGAATAAATTAATTAGTTTGCTCATTTTTAAATATAGGGATTTCTACCATTTTGTGTTTGTTCTGATTGTGAAACTTTTGGTAAATATTTATTACTTCTTTTTCTCTTTCTGTTGTGGGTTCTCCTTTAAATTCCATAGCCCACTCTAATTCATCATATGTTGCACCGATTTGATTTTCATCTGTTCTTCCATCATCCCATAAACCATCTGTTGGTGGTGCATCAATTATTTCTTGGTTTATGTTTAAAACTTTTGCAAGTTCTCTAACTTCTGATTTCATTAAATCAGCAATTGGTGAAATATCTACTCCACCATCTCCATACTTTGTATAAAATCCAATTCCGAAGTCTTCTACTTTATTACCAGTACCAACAACTAATCCTTTATTCATAGTTGCTACATGATATAAGGTTGTCATTCTCAATCTTGAACGAGTATTTGCAAGTGCCAAATTATCATCTTCATTTAACCACATCAATTTAAATGTTTCATATGTTTGAGTTAAATCGAATTCTAAGTTAATAACATTATCAAGTTCTCCTAACCATCTCATATGGTTTTCTGCTCTTTGTAATTCTTTTTCATTTTGGTGAATTGGCATTGAAACAAGAATAGTGGGTTTTCCTGTCATCGCACATAGTGTTGAAGTTACTGCCGAATCTATTCCACCACTAACTCCTATAACAAAATGATTTAGATTTGCTCTTTCTAAATATTTTCTTAACCAATCTTTTATTTTATTTCCAGTATCCAACATCTTTTTTAAACCATTTTATGTTCCAAAAATATAAATAATTTAACAAGTTTAGTTTAATAAAATTCCAATAACCGAATTTAAGAAACCTTCTATTATCTTGTCCAATATATTCATTTACTATTTTAAATTTTGATTTTGATATCTGTTTAGATAACCAAAAATCTTCTGAGTTTTGTAAGGTTTCATCAAATCCTCCTAATTCATCAAATTTCTTTTTTGATATTAAGAAGAAACAACCTGTACAAAATGTGATTGGCATTATTTTTCTAATCCAATCTAATATTTTATAAGTCCAAACTGATTTTCTATCATTTTCTGTAATTGATTTTTGTTTACATGAGATAATTTCATAATCGTTTAGATATTTTTTGACTTCTGTAATAACTTGTGAACCTTGTAGTACAGAATCTGCATCCATAAAAAGGATATGAGAGGTATCTACTAATTTAGCACCATTATTCCTACCTTTTGGTGTGTGACCACCTTCTGTTAATTCTATTTTTAATTTTGGAAAATCTTTTGATGCTTTATTAATATATTCTATTGTTTTATCTGTTGAATTTGCATCAGAAATAATAACTCTAGTTCCATTTATTTCTTTTTGTCTTGAAATTTGCCAAAGTGTATTGTAAATATATCTCTCCTCATTATAAGAAGGTATTACGATAGTTAATAAGTTATTAGTATTTTTCATATGATAATAAAAAAGGGGGAAATTAATCCCCCTTATTTTATAAGTTTTTAGAATCTTACTTTTAGAGAAGCGTTGAACGTACGTCCGAATCCGAACCATACTGAGTTTCTCGTATCTACACCATTCCATGTTTCTGAAGCATCTCCAGCATGAATATTAGTATTAGATTCTGCTATGTAGTAAGTATCAAACAAGTTATTTACGTTAACTCTAAACGAACTACTGTTTCCGAATAAATCAAATCTGTAAGTTGCACCTAAATCAGCCAATCCATAAGATGGTAATTTTAAAGCTCCCTTGTTACCAGGTTGAGTAAATTCTGAATCTGTAATTGAATAATCAGCATATAATCCATCAACAAATCTATATCCTAAATCAACTCTTAGTTTATCGAATACTTGGTAATCTGCTTCGAAGTAAGATGTGAACTGAGCCGCATCTCCTACCTTAGCATCTTTTAGGTATAATGTACCTGTACCGATTGATTGTTGATTATCATCAAATAATTCTGCATCGAAATCTTTAGTATATTTCCAATCACCGATTGATAACATACCTTTTAATCTCAACTTATCTGTTGGGTTATACGAAGTTTCAATTTCAATACCTTTGTGTGATACATCGATATCTTTAAATTGAGCTGAACCATCTACACCTTGTTGGTTAGATAAACTTCTTTGTACAAAACGATTACCCCATACAGTTGAATATGCATTAACATTAACTTTAAAGTTACTACCAATGAAACCATATCCTAATTCGAATGATTTAATTTCTTCGTTTTGTAAATCTTCGTTGATTGCATTTCCATAGTTAGGAAATACTGCACCGAATTGTGGTTGTCTTGAAATCACACCAGCATTAAAGAATACATTTTGTTTCTCATCAATGTTGTAGTTTGCACCACCTTTGATGTATCCACCATCTACATTCTTAGTATCTGATTCTGGATTACCTGGTTGGTCAAAGTAATCAATTCTTTGGAAAGATTGATTAGAACCACCTACTTGTAAAACAGCAGATAATGTTTCGTTGTTATATTCAACTAAACCATTTAATCCTTGCCATCCAACTTTACCAACATTATAATAATCAATCTTCGGTCCTCTAATACCAGTATTGTTAAATGGAGATGCCTCCACTAACGTATTGATAATCTGACCAGCAGAATTCTTATTACCTGTTGAGTAGTATCCATCTAATCCCATTAGGTTATTTACAGTTCTGTAATGGTAACCTGTGTAGTTTCTTAAATCAATA